TTAGCGTAGATACTGAATGATTCCCATGTAAGCATTCCCCATCTGAGCGAAGCCGAGTGCGCCACAATGAGTAATGTCGGTAATGTAATTATATGTATCAGGGCCACTGTAATCCGCCATCGGTTTCTCTGGCGTGAAATCGAACCCGTAGACGCGATGGACAATCGAGTGGTAGTCCAGTAAGTAAATACTCTCAGCCTCGCGTTCACCGAAGTCGGAGTTCAGGTTCTTGGCCAGCAGCCACATTGTCCGCTTCACGCGCTCGGTAGTGAGCGTGCCGTACTCGCCCTGACGCCCTGACGATACGGGAACACCGACGATGATCTTGCACGCCGGGCTGTCGGCTTTTACACTGGCAATGAGCTGCTCATACCGCGCCTTGTAAGCAGCATAGATTGCCGGGAACGTGTTCGCGTCTGCGCTGTAAAAGTCGTTGGTGCCCAACAGAACATGCAGGATGTTCGGCTGCTGGATTGCCCATGTAGCCCGGTACTTGCCATAGTTAAAAGCAAAGCCCCCCAACGTTGCGAGAGAAATCCCTACCCAGGCCGCACCATTCCAAACGATGAAGCCGCCACCCTCGCTCATCACATCGTTCACGGCTGGCATTTTCTTCCGGCCCGTTACCGCGTCGAACTGCTCCCGAATGTCGTTGAAAAAAGTGGCGTTGTAACTCGGCATTTGCGAGTTCGCGTCAACCCAAAATGACGTCGGTCCGAAGTGCTTGTAGGCGTTGACAGGCTGCATGAACGGCGACAGATATCCACGGTTATCCAAAGTGAAATAGCTTTCAATAGTCCAGCCGCCTTGGCCCTCGCATTTCACCGTTTGATTGGTGGAGTTGGCCCTGCGGTTGCCGCTATAGGTGATGCCTGCTGCGGCTGGCGTCGCGTTGATGACGTTCGCCCATGTCATGCGTCCGGTGAAACTGTCGCCGATGTTCTGAACATTGACTGGCGTGGTTTTGGCTGGGTCCGAAATTTTGACTTGATACCATTTTCCGGCCGCTCCCACCACGACGTCGAAGCCGCTGCCCACAACCGTGGCGCTGCCATTGACGGCGGTATTGACTTGGCCAAGCACCGGCAGCAATTTGCGCGCCTCACCGGTTTCACGGGTGGGAGAATTTATCTCATCTGGCAGAGAACTGGAGATACCAATATGCCCAGCATGCGCCTGGAAATCCCTGACGATGTTTTCGTAGTACAGCGCGAGTTCCTTGCCTGCCGGCACGTAGTGCGTCGTCGCCAGCACCGGAGCCTCCACGGCCGGCGTCCCAGGCGAACCAGTGCCAGAGCTGTCGACCGCGATTGGAATGCCATCAGCGGCACGCAGTTCGTAACGGTATTCCACGAAAGGCGTTGATACATTCCCTTCTTCCATCTGGATTGCCTCAACACCGTAGTGCGCTACTGTGATCCGGACATAGGCCACGCCGTCAGGGATCGTAATGTGATTAAGCAATGCACCGCTATCGTAGCCACCAGGGATCACCTCCTTTTTCTCATTAAAAAGACAAGACATCCGCATAGTCGCCAAATTGAACGTGTATGGCCCAGGGCGCACTGGGATGAAGTCGGAATAGTCATAATTCTCGTTGTCAGCCTCGACCGCGCTAGGGGTAAGATACTTGCCGACTGTTACCGTGTTCTTGTTGAACTTGTTCTTTCCGAGCGGTAAGAAATTGGTCGCAAGCGGTGGCACCAGGATAGGCGCGCCGCCGTCGACTCCCAGGTATTGCCTGTACGACTCAAATCCAGTAGAAACGACACCTTGTTCCAGTTGGAGAAATTCACTCCCAGCCCCCACAGCTATACGGATGAACGCAACGCCGGCTGGGATGTTCAGGCTGTCCACGGAGACGTCACCGTTGTAACCTCCTGCAACCACTCGCATACCCGCATCGTAGTTGCAGGAGAATCGAATACCGGCCGTGTTGCATTTGTAACGACCTGGCCGTACCCGGATGTAATCCGATGTGTCGTAGGAGGCGTTGTTCATCAACACGCCGTAGGCCGTGATGTACTTACTTTTCGTTACCGTGCGCGGGTTAAATTTGTTCTTTCCGGCAAGCAGAAAGTTGGTCTGAATTGGTGTCACTGCTTGGTCGAGCAAATGATTGCCACCAATCGCACGATCCTCGATTTTCTCACCTGGCAGCCAACCAGCAGGAAGTGAGGATGCTTGCGGAACAATCAGCACGCCATTAGGGAGCGCAAGGCGGTACTGAAATGGCTCGTATGCCGTAGTCGGGCCATTTTCGAGCTGGAAGACATCCATATCCGATGCGAACATCGTGACACGCACATACGAAATACCTTGGGGAACAGTAAATGGCGAGGTGCCGACATCAGAACCGCCGACACGCACAATCTTTTCCTTGTCAAAATAGCAGGTATAGCGCATGCCCGAAGCGTTTGCGTAGTAGGTCTCGCCTGGCTTGACAGCGATATAGTCGGAAACGTTGTACACAGGATTGTCGGCGAGTACGCCAGTCTCGGTGAGGTATTTCCCAAGCGTTGCGGCCGTCTTGTCGAACAGGTTCTTTCCTGGGATCAGGAAGATGGTACGCGATGGTCCGATCAGGGCGGCGGACGACGGATACGAGGCAATCAAGACCGAGGTGTCGCTACTCATGCGACGGTATTCGAACGCGGCCACGTCGCCATTGCCTTGCACCTTGAATGCCTGGCCATCGGTCACGGCGGCCCTGCCGGCTGCTTCCGTCGTGTATACACCAGCCTGAATCAATGCCGCATCGCGCGCCGCTTCCGCAGCGATTTTGGCCAGTACGGCATCGATGGCGAATTCACTTCGTACAGTTCCAACAGATACTTTTTTGTTTTGCGATCCCTGCCGCAAGATCATCAAATCAGCATCAGCGGCTGGCGCGGCCGTATCGAGAGTTGTGAAATTGAGGTTGCCGTCGATGTTATTGAGCGCGTCCTCTACAGTGCCTGTGCCATGGCCAATCAGCCTCGCACCGTCGGCGGCCGCCAGTTGAGCGGAGTCGATATCGAAGCCTCGCCAAACCGCAGCGCTTGAGTAGATGCGTAACTGACCGCCCTGGCCGAGGGTCGGGTTGTAGTAGGCGTCACCCGCAGTCAGCGCGCCGCCGAGAGGACTGGTTACAGGATCGACCGCCTGAATGCCGAACCAATGACTTGTGAGGTGGAACAGCGCGGCGGCTTCGTTCGCCTGCACGCCAAACGTTGGCAGCGCGGCGAGGAAAGCGTTAGCCTTGGCGACAAACACATCTGAATCATCGCCGCGAGACGGCGCTGGTGGCAGTGCAGTAATCATGTCAATCCTTCTATTTCTAATGAACAAACAGCGTAGTTTTTGTAGGGGATATCGATGGACAGGTCTTTATAGAACCCATACGCGACGGTGGAACCGAAACGGGCTATCCCGATGTACACAATTGGCGTAGCGCGGTAACGCGCCAACAAGTTGAATGTTTGATCTACAGCGCTGGCGTCCAGCCACAACGGCAGTGTGACGCGACGGCTGAATGCGCGTTCGACAACGTTAAAATTACCGAACGAATCACGCCCCTTAACGCTGTAATCAGCCAAGCTGATCTTTGCTCCACGCTGTGTTATCCCCATAGCCTTAGCGTGACCAATGACCAACCCGCCACAGAAAACAAGGCGGCCAACATTGGTCAGCGTGACGGTAATCATCAAGTCTGAATACACTGGCAAGTCGGTAAAGGCGATGTCATTTACCCTGACTATCGGCTCTAAAAAATAGCTATACCAGTCGTTAATGCCAGATGTGGCCGCAGGATTGACGGTTCTGTCAAAAACGATGCCTTCGACCGGATCGGAGGCTGTTACTCGGATGCTTGCACAATCGATATTGAGCAAGGCGATCCCGTTGGCAATACCTTTAGCCGCGACGGAGACGACGATGGAATCCATGTTCGACGCTTGCGACGTAATACTGGCATCAAACATTTTCCAGCGATTCGTCCGCCCTTCCTCGACCCAGTAAGTGGGGCTGGTCGCAGGATTGTGGTTTACATTCTCATCCTGCAGCGAAGCGTAGGTCTTGTGGGTATCTGGATCGACAAGCATGACTCTTGCACCGATGGAGTAGCTTGCCGTAGCGCTGTAGATAGGGTAGTCATCCTCGGCAATATTGCTATATGTCAGCATGCCATCGGTAATGGTTAAGGGGCGGATAATTTTCATGCCGGCACCGCCGTCACAGGTAACGGCTGATCAACATCAGCACGCACAAGAAAACCTTCATCCGCCAAACGCTTTACGATACGAAACAACGCGCCGGTATTCTGGGCAATAGCAATATCACCATCTTGAGACTGCTCGGAAAAACGTGCCAGTGCTTCACGCATCGCACGCATCTCAGCCACTAACGCCGCGTTATCACTACCGGAAAGCATGTCTGATGTTTGCGCCGCGTTATAGATGCGAGACGGCCCGGTAACCTCCAACTCAGGCCCATTCTCACCGACTAGGCGCAGGCCACCGCCGAAGTCACCACCGTTGGCAAAGCCGGGAACTTTAACGCCGTACTTCACTGCTGTGGCAGCAGTGGTTTCCAGACTGGCGGCTGTCTGGCCGCGTATCACAGCCAGCTCCAGGGCCGTGCGTGCTTGGGACTCAGCCAGCGACAACAGTGCTTGGGACAGGTCAGGCAGCGACGCTGCAGCGTCCTGGTCGCCGGCACGCGCCTTTGCCGTTGCTATCGCAAACGACGCTTGGGCCGCTGCATACGACTGCGTGCTGTCGGTACCGAGCAAGCCGCGAATACGCCGAATCTCATCGACGATGCTGTCGGTAACCGACTGCCATGCGTCAGTGATCTTCTTGGCCGCTTCGACGGCATCCTCGGCCGCTGGATAGACCTTGGCAAACTCTGGCGCCAGGGCCAGCAGTGCAGCGTACTGCTTGGCGCCGGCCTCGGTGGCCAGCTTGCCCGAGTTGGCCAGGTCGAGCACCACATTTTTGTACTGGTCACGCGTCGTTACACCGGCCAGGCCCAGCGCTGCCATCTGCTGGGTGACCATCTTGGTGACCGGCGCCAGGCGTTCAGCTTCGCTCAGGAAGTCTTGGGCGAATGCTTCAGTTTGATTCTGCAGTTTGTCCAGGCCGCCCACCAGGTCGATGAGGTATTCGCGTGCGGCCAGGCTACTCATGCCGACAGCACCAAACGCCGCGCCGATAGAGCGCATGATAGCGTCGAGGCTGGTGTAATTCGACGCCACCCTGACCAGGGTTTCGCCCAGGCCTTCGCCCACTTTCTGGAATTCGGCGATCTGTGGATAGACGGCTGTAGTGATCGTATCAAACGCCACGGACACGCCGGCCGACAACGCGTCGACCAGGTCTTGTCCTTTGAGGTCACGGGTGCTGACTGCAAAATCGATCACCACCTGGTTGATCGCGTCATTCAACACTTTGCCATCGGCACCCAGCTTGACGCCGGCATCGACCAATAGCGAACCCATGTTGTCGAAAATAAGTGTGAACGGCTTCATCGCCGCAGCACTCAATGCGAGGGTGTTCGTGTAGTTTTTTGTGCTATTTCCATGGAACCAGCCGCCGTCCGATTTCTTTGTCACATCCTCGTATTGAACGCCGCTTGCCATTCCACTGCGCAGCGCTCCCAAGGAGCCGGCAAACTTCACGCCGGTATCCGTAATCGTGGTGCTTTTGTCGCTACCGAAAAAGCTCTTAGTTGCACTGTTCACTGTGCCAAACGCACTTCCACCAGTCAGACCGGCCGTCTGAAACAACCCCTTAGCAGCACCGCCCAGGGCGGACTCGATGTTACGCAGCGCGGTCAGCATGCTGTTCTGGTAGCCCAGCTCCAGCGACGAGTTCTTCTCCATGATTTCCAGTGAACGGGCCATAGAGGCAGATTTCGCCGTGGAATCGCCCAACACGGTGCCAGTGCCTTGGGTCTTCTGGCGCTCTTGAAACGTGGTCGCAGCCGGGCCGCCGCCACCGCTCATGCTGGACCCCATGCCGACCATGAACGCGATGATTGCTGCAGCCCCCACAAACCCCCATACGCCCAGCTGCTCAAACGCTTTGGCCACGCCAGCGATAGTCGACGCTGTCGTTTTGGCCGCGCTGTTGGCTATCGAAACGCCGGTGGTGGCCGTGTCGACGCCAGCTGCACCGAGCATTGCTGTCGACTCAAACGCTTTGCCAGCCACCACTGCCGTGGTCTTGGTCGAGGTAGCCGCCAGCGACTGCACCATCGACTGCACGGCCATTGCCATTTCCACCGTGCGGAACGCACGCTCAGTCGTCTGCAGCACTTTGTAGCCGGCAGTACCTTCCTTGAAGTAGCCCTTGGCCGCGCTGGTGATGTCACCATAGCTTTTCACCTGGGCGCGTGCCGACTCGCGCTGCGCGGCTGCGGTCAGGCGCAACTTCTCGGGGTCGGCGTCGCTACGGCCCTTGGTTGCCTCGGCTAGGTCTTTGCCGATCTGTATCTGGCGCGCGGCATTGTCGGCGTAGGATTTGAACATGCTGCCAACAGCCTTGCCGCCAGCACCGAATGCGCTGCTCAGGCTTTCAGCGATTGACGTGCCGACGTACTTCCATTCCTGAATAGCGCGCTCGGCCGCTTTCTTCATGCCTTTGTCGACATCCTGCTGGTCCAGACCGTCAGCTATACGCGACCGTGCAGCGCGCTGGTCTTCGAGGTATTTCAGGATTTTAGGCGCTTGCTCCAGCTCGGCCAGCGTGGCGCCGGTGATGCCTTGCTCCACAATGAACTGTTTTTGACCTGCAATGGCCAAGTCCAGGCGTGCGACTGTTTCACGCTCGATGGCGCCGCGCGACTGTTCATGGCCGATATTAGCAGCCTCAATCTTTTCAGCTTCCGCGTTCAGGCCACTGATGTATTTATTCATGGCATCGTCAGACGCCGACTCTATGGCCTCCTGACGCAGAAACTGAGCCATACCCAGCAGGTTGGTTTCGTCGTCAGCCTTTTGCTGGGCGACCCGACGCTTCGCCTCGATGTCAGCGATCTGCTTGGCGTGCCGTGCAGCTTCCTCTTTCGTGAGGTCGTGATGGGCGCGCAGGGCTGCGATCTGGGCCGTGTAGCCGTTGATTTCTTCCCTGGCGGCGGTTTCAGCGTAGTCACGTTTATTTTTGTAATACTGTTCGTCGCCCAGCTTGCCTGCGGCATGGAACATGTCGTCAATTTTCCCCAGCTGCGCGACCATCATTCTTTCCGCTGTAACGGCATCCTGGATACGGGCCAGCTGGTCACTCAGGTCGATGTTGTCAGCAGCGTCGGCACGTGCTGCTTTCGGCTTGTTGCTATGGGCTGCCGTCAATGCCTTGACATGCTCGGCGATTGCCTCGGGTGTGACCAGCACGCTGGCCGGGTTGACCTTCTTGATCTTTTCGATGTCTTCGTAATATCCGCGCAACGCCACCTGCAATTCGTTCAGTCCTCGCTTTTCCAGACGCACGTTATCAGCCGTGATGCGTGAGGCGGCATGCACGGCCTGGGACTGTGCCAATTTTTCAGCACCATCCTTTTTCGCCTGCGCATCAACAACTGCCAGCTGCTTCTCGGCTTCAGCCAAATCAGTGACCGCTGCAGCACGCATCCTGACCAACGCTTCGTCGCTGTACGTAGCGCGACCTCGGGTGGCCGGCCCTGAGTAGAAACCGCTATCGATCTTTGATATTTCGCCTTTCAGCCTCACCACTTCACTACCCGGCGTCGCCTTCTTTCCCCAGTTGCCGATTTCATCCACGGCACCGCCAATAGCTTCCCGGATGCCATGCCATGCTTTAGCGACGTTACCCAGGTTTGCGGTCATTTCTTCTGCGCGCTCGTGAATCACGCGAGCAAACTCCTCAGTGGCCACCGCGCTGGCGCCTTTAGCATCGCCCTCTTTTTCCAATGCGCGTATCTGTTCGTAAACTGCCTCGGTCAGAAAGTGGTAGGTGTCATCGAGTTTCACAGTGGCGCGCGAGATAACCTCAGTAGCACGGGCGCTACTACCGGTCGACTGTACTGCCAAGGACTCAAACTGCTTAATGGTTTTTTCGATGGAAATGCCGGCGCCATGCTCCAGGGCGACCACAGCCTGCGTAATGTAGCCGATCTGATCTCCAGTGAATTTTCCTGACGCGGCCAACTCGGTGACTGCATGTTTTGCAGCACCGATGCTACCGTGCACCTCAACGGCAGAATGGGCCAACGCATTGAGCGAATCGGCCGTTTCGCCGGCGTAGTTGCCAGTGAGGATCAGTGCGTTGTTCATCTCGCGCTGTTCCATCGCGCCTTTGATCCACGCGTAGGCCAGCCCAGCCATTGCAGCGACAGCCGCCAGGATGGCCAGGCCCAGCCCGCTGAACAGGAACGACGCGGCGCCAGTTTGTTCTGCCAGCACCATCAGCGAGCCGCCAAAATTGCTGAAACGGCTCTGGCTCAATTCATGCGCCAGAACGATCAGCTCTTTTTTCGATTGAGCTGTCGAGAACGAAAATTCGTGATGGCCCTTGGTGGCTTTGGATACTTCGTCGGCATGTTTTTTTGCAGCCTCGGTCGCCTCGGTAAATCGGGTGATCAGCGGCGCAGCCTCTTGGCTCACGCCCAGTTGGGCCGCCTGGTGGGTGAGCAACGCCGTGCGCGACATGCCAACCGTAGCAACCTGGTCTTTCAGCCTGGCGATGAAATTGTCTGCTGCAGCGCCTTGGCGCTCCTCAGCCGCGATCATGTTGCGTAGTGCCTCGGTATTGCTGGCGATGGCCGCTGCCTGTTTTTGGGTTGCAGCAGTACCGCCCAGCATTTTCGCCTCGTACTGTGCCAGCTCTGCAGCATTCTTACCCAGCATATCGTGCTGACGCTGCAGGCTGGCGACGAATTTTTGCGACTCTTCTGACGCAACACTGCTGCCGCCGGCACTGGCTCCACCAGTGCGCGCAGCCATCTGCGCACTCATTTGTGCCGTAGCGCGTGCCAGCGAGCCAGCAAGGTTCACGTTCTCATCGGCCTGGCGGCGGGTACTGACAGCCGACAGCTCGGCCGCGCGAGCCTCGGCCTCGGCCGCCGCCGTCTGCTCGCGGGACGCGGCAACCATCGCTTTAATGCGCGCGGTCGCAGCTTCTTCAGTTTCCGCTTTTTTTGCTATCGCCTCGCCCTGTTTGGCGACCGCGTCTGTTCCTGCAGTGAATCCGTCCGCCATCGCACGGCCAGCCTGCTCGACAGACGCAGCCATTTTCTTGGCGGCGCCATCGATGCTTTCAATGACCGGCACGGATTGCTGGCCGTCGACTGCAATGCGAATCCCGAATTCGACAACCTGGTTAGCCACGGTTTTCTCTCTCTCTAATCACTTTTAGCGCTGCGTTTTCCATTACCCGAATGCCGTCGAGTACATCTGGCCAACTGCGCCGTTTGACTCCCATCATTTCCAGCGTCGACTTGAGAGCGCAGTAGTTCAGTCCCTCGGTGATGATCGATGCCATCCCGACTGCGACCCGCACCCACTGCGTATCGCAATTGAGGAACGCCTCAATGATGGTTTGGTTTTCTGGAAAATATTCATACAAGGGCGCGGGTCGTCTGGCGTAGGCTTCAGCCTCTTCCTCCAGGCCGGCCCGCGCCAGATCGGATGCCAGTTCATCGGCGCCCTGGGCGACACCACCACTCGCCCAGAACGCTGCCGCGTCCTTTAGATCTTTTTTGGCGCGTGTTTCAACGAATCAAAATAGGCGCGCACGATGGACGGCTGGGTTGGAAACATCGACAGGAGGCTGGCCAGATTAGATTCGGTGAAGTCCACCGGCGTGCCGGCTTCGTCGGCGACACCTCTCCAGCCGATCATTACCTGGTTGATTACGCCACGATCACTGAGCGTGCCGTCGGCCAACGCATCCTGTTGCTCCTGGATTTCGTCCTGGGTCAGGCGCTTGAATTGCGCCTGAAATTCCACGATTTTTTTCTTGCCATCGTCGGTCGGAAATTCGACTTTTACAGGGTGAAAATAGGATGGCAAGGTAGCGATTTTGATCATGATTTCTATTTCTTTCTGGTTGAGTGAGGTGAAAATATTCCAGAGCGGCACCCTGGAGCGGTATTACAGGCAGGTCAGGGTAATTTCATCGTTGCCGATGATCGGCGTCGGTTCCAGCGTCAATTTGTAGCCAGTAACGCCTTCGATCTGGGCGTACTCGACGCCTGCGATCTGCACCAGCAAGTCAGTTTTAATCTTCTTGCCAGCTGCAGTGCCATGAGTAGTGGTCAACACCACATTGGCGTTTGTCTCGTTCAACAGGAACGGGTTAAACACGGCCAGGGTCGGTGCCAGGACGGTGATCGAGCTGGTCGGTTTGCGGTCGGTAATCTGGATTTCTTTTTGCCCAGGATTATCCGAGCGCACGATCTTCTGACCCAGCGCCCAGTCGAACTCGGTGAACGACAGCGGCACGCCGCCGAGCGTTACAGGCGTCGTATTAACGCTGTTGACCGCTTCTTCCTTGGTCCAGCCGGTGCGGTCGACGCTAGGCATCGCACCAGCGACTGGCGTGACATAGCAAGCATCGAACGCAAACGACAACATCGGGATACCCTTCGACATCTTGGCCTTTACTTCGCCACGCATGCCGCTGAGCTTATGCAGGACATCGTCGATATACATATAGGCCGTAGCAGACGAGAACACATTGCTGACGAGGTTGTAGACGACTTCGTCGCCTACGGTCACTGTCTCGGCCATGCCGCATGCCTGCAGCAGCGGTCCCCACTTCGGGGCGGTACCGGCCACCCCGGATGGCGCGACGGCGATATCAAAGCCCAACTTTGCCCAGGTGCTGATCAGCACGCTGCCCGAACTGCCCATGTATGGCAAATCGATAGTGCGGTCAGCGCGGTCGCTTTCCATCGGCGTAAAGCTGATGTTGCGTGCCTCGATGAAATTGAGCAGGCCGGTCGGATTGGAGTCGACGTTGTACGCAGTCTCCAGTTTGAAGAACAGGGCCTTGGTACGCCACTGGCGTGGCGTTGCGAGGAGATTAGCCATTATTTTTTGCCTTCTTCTGTTGAGGGGAAATACTGCCAGCGCCATCTGCTGCTGCGCTGACCTGGTTGCTCACCGCGTCAACGACTGGAGCCGCGATAGGAAACGATCCTGCAATCGGCGTTGTAGGATCGGCGTAGGCACCAGGCGCGGCCGGTACGGGGCCAATGCGCTCACGCGCGCCAGTGACCGGGTCAATACGAAACTGGCCGCCTTGGCCCCAGTGCGCAGGCTGGTTGGCGATGCTGGTCGTGCTCATAACGTGCTCCTGTCATAAAACGATGTCATATAAATGTCCTGCCACCACATGTGGCCATCCTGGAATACCAGCAGGTTGCTGGCGCCGCGCTCCAGCGGCGCATAGTCTTGGACTGGCACCCAGCCCATCAGCAGCTCCTTGACGGCCTGGCGCAGCGGCGCCAGGTCCTGCTGCGCCGCCACACCGTGCGGGTCGGCCACGTTGCGCACCACGAACACGATGCCAACGGTCGCTTGGACCAGCTGCATCACAACGTCCACAGCGAGACTAGGGCCGGGGTTTTCCGTCTGCGGAATCACAAACGCGGCCGGCGTGACTGTCGGATTGCTCTCGACAGCGGTCTGGAACCCGGCCGCACCGGCGACTAGTTTTAACGCATCCAGGGTGCGCAGGCGCGCCATGATCTCGTCGATCATGGCCGACCCGCACGTCGAAATACTGCAGGGCTGGTGGTGAACAACACAGTGGCCGACGCCGTATTACCAGGCACGCCTGCAGCGCCGTCGACCAACACCTTGCCGGCCTGGACGTCTTTCAGCCACTTGACTGAATCGGTGTAGTCGTCGCGTGCGCGTTCAGTTGCAGATTCACCCAGCAGGTTGTAACGGGCAATGGTGCACACACACTGCACGACGATTTCCGGTGCTGGGTTCAGCGGCACGCTGTAACGGCCGCTGATATACCCGTCGACAAATGCGGAGGCGGAGAACAGCGCTTTGTCGACAGCGTCGGCCGGTAGCATCGATTCTCGCTGCACCACCTCGGCCTGGCCGTAGCGGTCCACCAGCTGGTCGCGCGTAGCGTAAGCCGTGGTCATTTGTCGTCGTCCATGTTTGTTTTGATTTCCATGTACTGAACGCGCAGGCATGGCTCGTCTTCCAACTGCCAGAGCTGCTCGGGTGTGAACTCATCCCGGCGCACCACGGTCGGCTGAGAACTCCAGGCGCGGCCAGCGCGGCGAAAGCCGTCATAGCGCGCGGTGATCAGCAGGCCCGGCACGCTCACGCCATTGGCCAAGTCAGACGGATCACCATTGACGCCGGCCACGCTCGACGCGATAGCTGCCCGCAAATCGTCCCCTACGCCGGTGCCGACGTCAGTCAACATCGAGCCATCCGTATCTGTCGTATTCGCTTTCAATTCTGCTTCGTGGCCAGAGGTGCTTGTGTCGCCCTGGGCGACGCTCACGCCGTCCGAACTTTGCACGGCCTGAGCGCCCGTACCGCTGGCTGTCGCTGACTTTGCGGCGGGCGTATCTTTTTTTGCCATGGGTTACTCCTGAAGAAATTACGCTGTAGCGTTGCCCTGGAGGTCTTCCAAGGCAACACATCTGACCGGCAACAGTTACGCGGCGGTACCGGTCGAACCGAACGCGGTTTGCCAGAAACCGTAGCCACCGGCCGCGCGGGCTTCGGCGCCGAATTTGAATTTCTTGGTGCTGAAAACAGCATCGGACTGCGGATCGGTCTGCTCGACCAGGACCGGTTTTTTGCGCTCCTGGTAGATAAATGGCTTCACCGGCTTAGTGGTGTCCAGCAAGAACCAGGCACTGCGCGAACGCAGGCGCGGCTCAACGACTACTTCATATGCGCCCTTGAATGGGTTCGCTTTGCCGTCTTCCAGACGATCAGTCGTCATCAGCAGGTTTGCGACGAACATCAGCGCGGGTGGGACCAGCAAGACGTTCGGTTTCACGTTCAACGAACGCCCTTCGTCATCCTTGAATTCCATCATGGCCACGCCGGCCGCGCCCAGGCTGGCTTGGGCTTCTTCAACGGAATCGGCCGACAGCTTCTTGTCGAACATGTTGCTCACACTGCCCAGGCTGCCATCTGGCAGGACAACAGGGTGGTCAGTATCGAAGAAATACTGACCGTCGAAGCAGCGATTGGTAAATCCGCCGTCGACGACGTCATACACGATCTCGTCCGGCAGCTGCTTTGCGGACATGCCAGCGCCCTGGGCTTGGGTGGAATAGATACCCAGGTTGTCATCTTCGATATCGTTGCGCTCGACTTCAATGGTCGCTTCAAAGTCTTCGTTGATGATCGAATACTTGTAACCCTTCAGATTTTTGACCGCCTTGGCGCCGATCCAGCGGCGCATCTGGGGAAATGCACTGAGCCAGGCGTAGTCGTTCTGTCCGGAGGTCGACGGCACCAGCATGGCAATCTTTGCCCAGGAAGTGGGCGCCGCGGCAAATGCGTTGTTGAACATCGTCTTCAGGGAGACGAACAAGTTCGACAGGTTGCTTTTGTTTACTAACATGAGTTTTCCAATAGGGTAGTTTTACGGTTTCTGTTCAGACCTGCAGCGGGTGCTGCTATTCGATCCAAACGCCATCGGCATCAATGCCCACCACGCGGCCAGCTGGCGAACGCGTGTTCGTGGCGCTGGTCTTGGCCACCGTTTCGTCGTCGACGACATAGACTGTTTTGCCGAATTCAGCCTGGGTAACCGGGTCTGCCGACGAGTTCGACCATTTGAATGCCTCGCTGCGGCGCACCAGGACGGTACGTGCGCCATTGGCGCCGCCCGTGTTGTCGACGAATTCCTCGGACCGGCCCAGATACGTCAGGGTGGTTGCGATGGCGCCAGGGGTGGCAAAGCCGCCTGCATTGGCGCATACCAGCGCGCCAGCGTAGATTTTGACGTTCGCCGCCACAGCGACGGGGACGGCGTTGGCGTGCTTATATGGTGTGTTGCGATCAGCGGTAAGTGGCACAGTGGCTCCTTGGTGAAATGGGTATATAGAACGTCAGGCGCGTTTTTCGGCCGTCAGCGTTGCCAGGTAATCCGTTTGCGAAACGCCCATGGCCGCGCACAGCGCCACTTGTGACTCGGTGAGTTCGCCGACCTTGGCCGGGGGCTGGCCTTGGGTCTGAGTACCATTCAGCGCAGCCACGACAGGCAAGGCGTTGATGTATGCGGACAGCGCAGCCGTGTCCTTGGCACCGAACTCGCGCGCCCAGTCCGTCATCGATGGCAGCAGACGGCCGCTGTCCAGGCCGGCCTTGATGACGCTGTCCAGCGATTGCGTGTTCAACTGCGCATTCAGGCTGGCAACATGGCCGTGCAACGCTGTCAGGGCGGCGACCGGAACGAACTTGGCCGGATCAGGCTTGGTGGCGTCGGGGTCTTTGGCATCGATCAGCTTCTTGACGGCGGCGGCGACATCATCGTCGGTGCTTTCTGCCGGCAGTTTCAGCATGGCGATCAGTTTTTCGAGCAAGGTCATTGGTGACTCCTGGGTAGTTGAAGCGTTAAGGGATGCGAATTGCATTGAGGCGGCAGCGGTCAGAACTTCATCCATGCCGAGAATTGCAGGGTTATTGGTGAGGGCTGCCATAAACAGGCCAGTGACATCGCCATTGGCGGCAAAACCGATCACGGGCGAGATAAAGCGGTATTCCTTTGCGTCGATCATTCCCGACGCCTTTGCGGTCCATTCCACGTCGACGCCGAACAGCCCGACGCCCTCGCGCCACTCCAGTTTGCGGAACCAGCCGGCTGCAGGCGCTGGCTGGCCGTTTTTCTCGATGTGCAGGGTCTGGTGGTCATAGTCGATGACGTACGGCGTCGGACGCGCAGCTGCAGCGGCGATTAACTGCTGCGCCAGGCTCTCGGTCATGCGCCAGGCTTTCGCCTCAACCGGCCGGCCATCGAACGAGCGAAACTCGCCTGCAGGCGTTAGCTGGATTTCACGCAACCCGCTCTCAGGCAGCGCCATCGAGCAGGCAGCTACCGCCACCTGGGGAGCGTGTACGGGTTGTTTTTTATGAGGGGCTTTGGACATGCGGCCATCATGTCAGGCGCGCGCGAGGAAGTAAGACTGTCAGCTGACAGCACTATTTACAGCCGGAAATGGTATTTTGAAGGGGGACGTTGCGTGACGGAATCGCCAGCAAGGCCGTTACAGGGGCGTTAATAGCCGTTTTTCTCGATGAGATGCGGCAATGTGCCAGCCAGGTGCATTTAAACGCGTCTGGCGGCGTTTAAATGCGTTTTGCCGTTTTCGGCACTTAAACCGTCAAAACAGGCCGGTCAACAGGTTGCAATCCCAATTCGTAATGACCAGCTCGGTAGACCCCTTGGCTGCACCGTGTACGTTGCCAGTCGCGTACTTGATATCGATCTCCAGTATATGCAATCCGTCGAATACACGCCGGATATCTGGATGATCGTTGATCGATACCATCACCTTGCCCTTGCATGTCCGCATCAGCTGGGCCATCAGTTCAAACTGCTCCAGGCCGAACTCGACCCCGTAGCCAGCCATCTGCCAGTACGGCGGGTCCAGGTAGAAAAATGTGTGTGGCCGGTCCCATTTGGCCAAGCACTCCTCCCAAGAGAGATTTTCCACGTATGTGCCGGCCAGGCGCAAATGCGCCGCGCTCAGGTTTTCCTCGATGCGGCACAGGTTGATGGCGGGTCCGGTGGTGGCCGTGCCAAAATTCTGGCCGGCTACCTTGCCACCGAACGCGTGCTGCTGCAGGTAGTAGAACCTCGCCGCACGCTGGATATCGGTCAATGTCTCCGGGTTGGCCATCTGGTGCCATTTGAAGATTTGGCGGCTAGATATCGCCCATTTGAACTGGCGGACGAATTCCTCCATGTGGTGCTGCACGACACGGTACAGGTTGACCAGGTCGCCGTTGGTGTCGTTGATGACCTCGACTGGTGCCGGCACCTGCCGCAGGAAATACAGCGCGGCGCCACCGCAAAATGCTTCGACATAGCATTCATGGGGTGGGAACAGCGGTAGGAGACGGTCAGCGAGGCGGCGCTTGCCGCCCATCCAGGAGACAATTGGAGTGCTCTGCATTGATACTTTCACTAGGCGCTCCTGGGCGCTCTGGTGCGGGACTCGCGGCCCTCATATCGTTGAGTGTCCCGCAGCGCGGGCATTTGATGCTCAGCCTGGTGTATTCACCCATGCCTAATTTTTTGTGACAGTTGCCACAGCGGATATCCTGCAATGTTTACTCCGTGATAATATGCGGCCCCCGATCGGGTTGCAGAGCCTTGGCGGATCATGCAGGGTATTGCGTGTGAAGTGGCCGGCCCAGGTGTTGACGCACTCGGGCCGGTCGCTCTGTTTTTTAGCTCGTGATGTACTGTCGAATCCCCTCGACGATCAAATCCTCCTCCGTTCGTTCAAGTTCCCCAGTCGGCGTCAGCGGCATGAACGGCCGCGCCGGAATATCTCCCCACAAGTGTTTCCACATAGCCTTGGTGCCACCGGCGTGCTGCATGCGGGCATAGCGCATCGTCGATCCCATGGTCAGCGCATCGCCGGTGTCGGTTTGTGTGACTGCCGAGAAGATCTGCCGCGCCAACGCGCCAGAGCGGCCCTGCAGGGGGCGCTTGGCAGCGGCCAGCGCCTTGCCCTTGGCCAGCATCTTGCCGGTTTTCTTGGAAATGCCACCGCGCGAACGAATGTAGTTGGCCAGCGTGACCGCCGTATTTGGCCGCCACGGGACGCCAGTCGGCGACGTGGCGGCAGCAAAGCGCCGTTTGACGCGCTCGACCATATCTTCGCCGAGCACTGCCAGAACAGGCGACAGATGGCCTATTTTGTACAGCAGCTGGCCCAGCGCATTGGCAACAGCGTCGCCCGAGGCGTTAATGGATGATGGCATAACGTCCCTGTGCAATGTCCGACTGCAGGTCGCCTGCAGGCTTGTAGGCAGAGACCACCTCGTACATGCCCCGTTCGGTGAGCTGCGCCTCTGCAGCAATCACGGCCTGGCGCGGCTCACCGGCATAGCTGACATATACCAGGCGCCCGGTGCGGGTATCGAACAGCAGTTGATCCGGCTGGGCCAGCAGCCCTGGGAGGCGCGCGACATCGTCGGCGCTCAAAGCTCCTGCAGCCTGGCTACGCGCGGTCTGGCTGCTGGCGATCACGCTATCGCGCATGCTAACGGCGGCCGCATTCGGTACCGGCACCTGATTTTTCGTCATCCAGGCGATGGTCTCAGGCGACAGCGCGCCGATCACGGCCACACGGCCGGCCGGCGCCGGCGCTGCCTTCGCTTCACTGACAAACGTCCTGTAGGCAGCGTCGCGCTCCCGCTGTAATGCTGGGCGCAGCGCCTGGTTCATAACGGCGCCCACGGCCGCGTCCAGTTTGATGAGCTTCGCGTCGACCAGCTCGGCCAAAGGCTTAGCGACGTTTGCGCCAGGCGCGTAGTCGAATCCCCGGTCGATGCCCACTGGCGCCATGGTTTTCGGGTCAATCTCGTCCCATCCCTCGGGCGGCTCGTCCAAGCCGGCCTTCTTGGCCCTGGCATGTTCGGCCGCGTCGACCGAGATGATGCGGCATTCACAGCCCCAACCATTCGGGCAGAAATGCGTTAGCCAGAATGGGTGATCGTGCCGCAGCACGATGCCATCCCAGGACAGGTGCAGCGGGCGCGGGTGCAGCACGCTATCGGAATGCACATATTTCCAGTACGGCCGCAGCGACAGCAGGCCCGGATCGGTGAGCTGCCTCCAGCGGCCGGCCGCGTAACTGGTGGACATGTTCGTCTTGTAAATGACGTCCGCGCGCCAGGCGCGGCCCGCCTTCGACCCCTCGCCAGTCCAGCCAGTCCAGCCGTTTTTCTTCACCAGGGCGTCAAAATCCTTCTTGAATGCGTCGATGCCGGCGCCGCCTTCAATGGCTTTCCTGACCGCCGCATGCAGGTCGTTCAACAGATCGGCATTGGCGGCGCCGGCGACGATGAACGCGCGGTCGTGCGCGCTGCGCATGATGTCGTCCCAGCGCGCCGTAGGCAGGTTTAGTTTCTGCTCAAAGAAATTCAGCTGCTCGGCGAATGGGTTGGCGACGTAATTGCCGGCCGCGTCTTTCCCAGGGAAATTGGCAGGGACCGGCATTATGCGCCGCCCTGGGCGTCGCTCAGCCCCTTCAATTCAGCCAGGGCGAATGCGGCCGCCATCAGCTGCACCATGGTTTCCTGCGGCGCGCCGCCGAATGCAGCCAGCATGTCCTCCTGCAGACTGGCCAGACTGGTGGCGTTCGCCACCATCGTGCCGACCTGGCCGACCTGGCTGGCCCAGACCGGAGCCGCCGCGCCGGCCAGCTGGCCGACGATGCCGTCGACCGGACCGGGCTTTGCGGCCACTGCCGGCGCTGGAATGGTCGCCGACAGCGCCGCTGCAGCAGCAGGTGTTGCAGGTGCTGCAGGTGCTGCAGGTGCTGGAGCAGCGGCGCGCGGCTGCTCCAGCACCAGAAACTCTTCGCCGTCCTTTGGTTCGGGAATGTGCAGCCGCTCCTGCGCCCAGCTGCGCCGGATTTTGAAGCCGACCCCAACTAATTTCGGAAGCGCGGCAGCGTATGCTGCCATGTCCTCGGGCTGGTCGGTTTCCAGCACGAACCGTGGGCAGCGCGCCAGCCCGTCGATGCCCGGCATGTTGACGGCCACCATTGGATAGATCAGATCCCGCGTGATGGTGCCGCTGACCTGACGGGCGTCACCGCGCGCAATGTCCATCCGAACGCCGTTATGCACTTTGCCCAGGGCGAAACTGCCACCGCCGCCGTCGCCGGCGTCCGTGGTCAGTGTTTGGCCCAGGATGCTTTTGCTTTGCGACTTTTCGACCCAGCGCATCATCTCCATATGGGCGGTGCCGCCAGCGCCACTGACCTCGTTGATCTCAATCGACATACCTTCGGGCATGATCGCGCGCGCATCGTGGCCCAGCGCGGTCACGGCGCGCATCAGGGACGATTTCTCATCGGCCGACGCGCCCGCAAAATATTTGCCGACGATGATCGGCAGCCCGTAGGTCTCCAGGAACTCGGCGAAGTCGCCCAGGGCATAGGCTTTGTACAGGAACAGCCACACCAGCGTGCGGTGCAGGCCTGCGCGGCCCATGTAGCCCGATTTCGGCTTGCCATGGGTATGCATGACCCAGCCGAACGGCCGCAGGGGGGCGCCATAGGATGAACCGTCGATCAGATTGATGGTGCTGCGGCTTTTGTCGAGGGTGAACCACTCCTGGGGACGTGGGTGGTACGTCGGCAAACGATACTGCCCCTCCGGGCGCCACTCCAGCTCCACTGGAGCGAATCCATGCCCCACGCCCTCCATCAACGACAACAGCATGTCCTCCAGCGGATCGACTGCATCAGTCAGCATTTCCGTCACCCAGTCCGACGCCTTCTTTTCTGCTGCATTGGCATTACGCGGCGGGACCACGCTCCAGCGCAGACTGGCCACGGCATTGCGGCGCTTGTCCATCTCCGAGCGCAAGTGTGCATCGCGCTCTTCCAGGTCGGCAAACAGCCGGTGCTGCTCAAACAGGTTGCCGGCGTCGGCTTCGCGCAATACCCGGTCCAGCCTGGCAGGTGTCAGGCCGCCCAGCATGGGCGTCAGGTAGCGGTTTTCCAACGCTGTGACATTGGCAGTCTGCGGGGCAATGAATACGGTCCGGTCAATTGGCCGGCCGTGCTGGTCTACTATCGTGCTCATACCATGCTCCGTGAGCGAGAGTCGCTGTAATCGTCGTTATGGGAATCGGTCCCATGGCCGCGCCGGCTCACCGACTGGAATCCATCACACACGCCGTCAGCGGTCATTTGATAGACGGCGTAGATTGCCAATGCAAGGGCCACGGCGGTGTCCCCGTGGCGCATGTGGCCGTCCGAGCCTTGGGTATGCGCGTTATCCGGAACCTTGGCCACCCCCTTGTCCAACTTGATGGCGCGCAGGTCGTTAAGAACGTCCGCGTCTTTTGGTACTGCCAGTGTCTGGTCTTCAAATGCAGCCTTTAGGCGCGGCATGTTGTCGCGGTACCATTCCACCGACAACATCACCTGGGCGATGCGCAGGGCGCCATAGTGCTGCATGGCGACCTCGGCCAGGTACTGGCCATTGCCGCGTGCGTCCATAGCGCCACTTCGGAAGCGCGGCAAACGGTCGATCAGGTAGAACAACACCTGGCGTTGCTGGTCGAACGGCACATTGCGCATCTCCAGGATGAACGGCGTTACCAGACGCAAGTCACGCGTTTGCACCAGCGGCCAGATTGCTGACAAGTCGCCGTTACGCGCAAAGTCCTGCCCAAAGTGGTGATCAAGGTTCGGATCGAGCAGCGCGAGTAGCGGCTGCAGGTGCTCCCGGCACCAGTCGGCAGTTTCTGCCTCACGGATATGCTTTGGCAAAACGGTGAATTCATTCGGCAGTGACAAGCGCACGACAGGGATGCCATCCCGCATACAGGTTTCGATTACCGCGCGCTGCAGGTAGCTCCCTGATCCGGTTCCGGGGATGACGTCAAGCTCTTCGGCCGCGTTGCTCGCATAGAACGCCCGCATCCCCGCGACCCATGCCGCTTCGGCTTCTTCCGTCCATTCCTTCGATGTCGACAGGCAGATGCGCTTGAACAGCCCCTGTTCCACCGCTGTCGTGAAGTCGATGCGATGCACCGAGTACGGCAGTTTCTTGGCGCGGCAGTCTTGCACCAGCTCGTTAAATGCATTGGTATCTCCATCATGGGTTGAAATGATACGCACGCGGCCGCCCCACATCAGCAGAGCAATAGCCGCCTTGATCAGGCCTGCCAGATCGCCATGAAATGCGGCTTCGTCGATCACTACGCGCCCCTGCTTGCCTCGCAGGTTCGACGGGCGGCTGGAGAGCGCCGTGACGCGAAAGCCACTTGCAAAGGTAATGCCGAAGGTGAGGATGTGCTTATCCTGCTTGCCCTCGTCCTGGTCGATGAAAACTTGCTCTTCCATCTCACCGGCCGCCAGCTGGTAGTGTTTGGCCCAGAACGCGACGTCCAGGATGAATTCCTTCGCCATGTCCTGGTTGTAGCCGATGTACCAGGTATCGTCGCCACCGGCCGTGCGACTGGCCGCGCCAGTCAGCGCAGCATCGGCAGCCTCGGCCCAGCTGATACCAACGCGGCGAGATTTTTCGCAGACTTTTACCTGGGATTGATCGCCGACCCATTTTTGCTGGTATGGCAGCAGGACGGTTGGTGCGCTCAGAGTCATCCTGCAATGCCCAGGATCTCGCGGCGGATCTGGTCTACCGCCTCCGGCGTCAAGCCGGCTTTTTTAACCACGGCCGTGACAGATGCCAGTGCAGCAGTGGCACGTGCTTTGACCTCGACTGCGTATTTTTTGTTGCTGATAGAGGCGCGCGCCAGGTCAGCGATGGCGCGAGTGATGGCAGCCATGTTCAGCTTGCTCTTGTCGACTTCGCCCATGTCCATCACCACGGTAAACAGTTTTTCCTGCACCATGCGGATTAACGCCTGGCTGACGGCATCCTCATCATCCGGGCTGGCGTCGACCATCGCCTTGGCCTGCTGGCTGACCATGCGCAAGGACTTCATGCGCTCTTCAAACACGCTGCCGTAGCGCTGAATGCTGGACCGACCGATACGGAACTCGGCGCCAGCCTGCTCCAGACGTTGGTTCACTTCCTGCTCCAGCAGCTCATAACCGGCGAACCCGGTTTCAATCAAGGTGGTATCGAGCCACAGTTTCAATTCGGCCGGAAGCTGCTCGACTTTTGAACGGGGCGGCACTATCAACCGCCCCAATTTTTGACTGGCCGCGCGATACCTGGCAGGCAGTCGATTGTGTATTCGACGATATCGGTGCCGTAGTGGTACAGCTCGGCGAACAGGCGGCCACTCGGCTCGCGTTTGCTTGCCACCAGGCGGCGCTTTTCCAGATAATCGATTTCCGTGCGGATTTCATGCGCTGTGGTGTCGGCGTAGATCGCGCTCAGGGTGACCAGCAGGAGGTCTTCATAGCAGCCCACCGGGCGGGCGTTATAGAGCGTGACCAGCAGATACCAGCGCAACGATTCGCGGCGGATTTTTGCAGGGTCGATAGGGATCAGTGGCATGCTCATGGGCGGGTACCTGTCAGTTGAATGTTTTGAACCCGCTGGCTAATCGCGTCCAGCTTGGCTTCGATAACGGTTTGATTGCGGATAAAGTCCTCGCGCCTGACATACAGCAGTGGCAGCTCAGCGCGCCACTTGAGCATGTCGCGCTCCAATTCGTTCATCTTGTCGATCACCTTTCCTTGCTCTTCCACATGCCGGGTCAGCAATTCGTTGATCGATCTATTGGAGTTGGCCAGCGCCGACTCCTGTGATGCGAACCGGTCGCCCAGGCGGTGTTCAAATTGGCTGAACAGTATCTTTCCGCCAGCGGCCACGGCGCCGAAAAACGCCAGCAACAGCGTCACCAATTGCCAAAATTCCAGTTCTACATTCATGGACGGCCCCCGTTCGCATGGGAGGCGCGTTCCAGCTCTTCCTGGCATTCAATGCACGTTTGAACGCCTGGGACTGCCTGGCGGCGCTTTTCGGCAATTGGTTCGTCACACACCGAGCAGTCGGTGGCCGAGTCGGCTACCGACTTGCCGGCAAGACCGGCGCGGCGTGACTGGTCACGGATTGCATCCAGTCGTGCGATCTCCTCCACTTCGGTGGCGCGGTCGCTGATATCGGTCATTGGGCCTTCCCCAGGATGATGTCTTTTTCACGGCTGCTGCGGGAGCTGCCGAATTCAAACTGGTGGGCGTCACGCAGGCAGCAGCCAAAGATGCCGGCAATCGACGACAACAGGCCGACGACCTCACCAGGGATTTTGTCGCGGAACAGCACCAGGATGGCTATGCAGGCGATCAGGCCTACCACGTCGCCGGCCACCATGTAGTCAGCGCGGCGGTTGGTGTAGCCGGTTTTGTGCAGCGCCAGATCACGGGCGCGGGCATCCTGCACATCGGCCAGGTACAGTTTTACCAGCTCGGTGTCAGCTGCCAGCACAGCCAAGTTGTAGGTCTGCGCCAGTGCAGGGTCAGCAGCCAGCGCGGTCAGCGCCGCCTGGCCATCGGTGGATTTGGTGACGGCCATGGCGATATCGACCGCCCTTTGGGCGACGGCAGCGGGCGCATCGCCCGCGCCAAAGAAGCGCATCAGTCCGGGCGCGAACTGCGCCAGGCTGACGGCCAGGGTAATCGGGTCCATCATTTCTCCGTAGTGGGGGTGGTTTTGCCGGCAGTGGCAGGTGGGGTGAGGAACAGAGCGCGTTCGGCCGCGCGGCGCCGGGTCAGGCCGGCCAGCACCACGCCTTTGGATTTATTCCAGCGTGGGAACTCGGCAGCGGCGCCAGCGACGTCACCTGCGCGCAGCTTGCGTGCCAGGGTAGAGCCATCAAGGGCGTCAATGCCGCAGTTGAATGCGAACGATCCGAGAGCATCGAATTGAGGTTGGATCAGACGCGGAAAAGCCGTGTTCAGAAAAACTTCGACCTTGGCCATGTCCGCATCGAGCAACGCGACGCACTCGGCCAGGGTCAAGCCGTTTGGATACAGGGACCGCGCCAGCGCGCGGTCGACTTCGCCTGTAAGGAAGCGACCGCGATACCAGATAGCGTGGCCCCAGCCAATCGTCCAGATTTTGGACGGGTCCATGTAGGGGTCAAAATTGACAGTGGAAGGGTCGCCGTCGAGGATGCCCTCGAACGAGCGGATGATGGCGGAGGCGGCGGGGGAAAATTTCATTGTCACACTGTACGCACGCGCGGGGCGGCGTCTCAGGGTGACAACTGACAGCAGTGATTAGAAGAGACTGGCTTGACTGTTGTCTACGACAGGCGTTTTGGGCACCGTTTTTAGGATACGCCACACCTGGCGTTCGGTCAGCCCGTAATTCTCGACCAGGTAGTGGATTGCCTCGCGCCCGGAGTGCGTGCGCTCGGTCGATGTAAGCCTGTCATAGTCCGCCAGCATCCTGCTGTTACGCACCGACTTGAGCGCGGCCGTGCAACGCGGCACGTTAAACGGGTCACTGCCGAAGTGGCGCAGTAACGCATCGGTTGGTTCGTCACCAATACTGGCGGCCAGGCGCGCCACACTGTCGCCGCGCACGTATAACGCTAGTTCTTTGCCGCCGTGGCGCTCGATGAGCAACACGGCGGCCTGCAGGCCAATGAGTGCCACCAGGCGCTGCGCGCTCTCGGGCAAGTGGGAAACGTCAGGTTGCATGGCAATCGTCCGATGGGGAGGTGATTGGCGCGGCCGCTTTCCGCGCGCGCCGCTTGGCGTCGATGGCCAGGGCTGAAATGACCTTCGCCAGATGCTCGCCGTCGCAGAACTCAATGCGCTCGATGTGGGTCGTGTTGGCGAACAGTCGTTTTGCGATGCCGTCCGCATAGGCCCAAGACAGGCCAGAATCGGCCAGCAGCGCGCCGATCTTCTTCATCCTGGCCATCCGGCCCTGTGCCACGTTCGGCAGCGCACGCGCGGTTTTGGATGCCTTGGCTTTGAAGCCGAGCTTCTTGCAATGATCCAGGAACAACTTGCGCCCCTTCCAGTCCAGGTCGGCCGAGCTGCTCTTGCCGGTGACGGACAGCAGCAGGCTGCGGTATTCGTCGTCAGGCAGGGCCAACTGCTTCTTGGCGACATGGATCGCCGCCAACTCGCGCTTGCGCAGCGCCTCGGCGCCTACCGGCTTCATGGCGCCTCCAGCAGCGGTTGCCCGGACGCGGTGCCGGCGACGCCCCGATGCAGCTGGGCCTGCTGGCCGACGATGTAGCCGATGGCACCATGCTCTGTTGTGCGCGGGCCGGTCAACTGCCGATTGCTCGGCGCCAGCGAGCTCGTCTTGGCGTAGTTGACCCGCGTGTAAGCGTCAATGGCCAGCACCTGGGCGGCAGTCGGCGCCATCGCCGCAACCTGGCCACGCACGGCAACTACCCAGCCGACGCAGAACTGGTCGGCTGCAGCAACGCGGTTTTTGCGGTGGCGCTTGAGGGCGACCTGCATATACCGTATCCGAGCAGCCTTGAGCTGTCGCGCCAACACCTTGAACGTGTATGCCGCCACCTCCGGTGCCGGCGCCGTGCCGATGATCGCATACCCTCCCAAGAAAGCAGTACATGGGCTGTTCAAGCGGCGCGTAAAAATGATTTCGCAGCTGAATGCTCCGGCCACCAGGCTGGCCAGCGCCACCTCCCAGCGTGGCGGCACCTTAGTGGCGCAGCTGCGTGCCCAATGCTCGGTCACGCCGGCCGCCAGTAGCTCGGTGTGGTCGACCTGATGCTGCTCCATCAACTTTTGCGCCTGGCGCAGTGCGGCGGCGGCTTCATGCGGCTCGGCCGAAGCCGACAGCGCCAGACACTTGCGGATTTTGTCGATTGCGGTGGCCTTGTCCATCACGCCTCCACCAGCTCGGCGCCGACCGGCGTCGCATTGACGACAACGGCCGGCAATCCAGCCTGGCTTTCAGTGGCGACTGTCACATAGCCTGCCGGCAGCGGTTCATTGAAAAAGGCCAGCAGTGCATCGAACCAGTCCGTGCCGTCTAGCGGAAACTCGGATGTGAACTCGTAGCCCCTATCATTACGGCCGAAAAAACGGCCATTCACATCGGTGTAGAAAACCTTTGCTTCGGGCGCTTTAGGTGAAAACACGATGATGTAATCGCTTTTTTCCTGGTCGAACAGCGTGCTGTCGCACACCAGCTGCTGCAGCAAACACTGAGCGCGGATCAATTCAATCGATTTTGGCCCCTTGAATTTCTTGAGTTCCATTTTGCTCTCCCTACATGGTGAATTACTTATTCGATATCGATGGCGCCGAAGCCGATGCCAACGAGCGAGATACTCTTGTTGTGTTTCACGTAATGCCTGCGCAATGGCGTGAAGGATGTCCAAGAGAACCGGCGCATCGAGAATTTCTTGTTGATGCGTTCAAGGTCCGCTTTCTTGCAGCGCTTGCCGCCATAAATTTTGATCATCTCTGTGCGATGCCCTGCCGAATGCACAAACCGTTCAGTCGTAGGCAAGAAGCGCCGGCCTTCTTCGGAGTCGCCCACAAGCCAAGCGCCGCGAGCAACGCCGTTCACATACACGGAAATTTCATACTTGAGCTTTTTGGCCATTTCCACCTGCAGGGAGACCTGGTAGCCGTCACAGTCGAGCCTTACGATTCCATGGGGATGGCTGAGTTCAAATTCGATGGCCGCCCATTGTTCCTTGGTGATGGAGGCCTTATCGGTAGCGTCCACTCTACGCACCGGCGAGGTCGAGTGTGATCGGCTGGTACTTGCCAGACGTGCCGACCCGCTCATACACGCGGATATAGCTGCGGCTTCCCGAGACCTGCAACGCCTCACCGATGGCCGTCATGGCGCGCTGCCACTCCTCGTCCTCGATAGCCAGGCGCCGCAGGCCCAGCACGCGGCCGGTGTTGATGTTGCCGCTTTTGTCCACCTGAAAGGCGTCATTGATCAGTACCTTGATCTCGGGCTGGGCGCCTTCGCTCCAACGCTGCAGGCAGGCGTCGATCAACGACTTGGCCGCCTGCAGGCGCTCGTCAAATACCAGCGTTTCGTTGATGGCACGCAGTACCTTGTAGCGGCCGTCGAACGACAGCAGCTGGACATTGCCTTTGTCGCCACCGAGCTTTACCTCATACTGCTCGGCGCTGAGCGTAACGAATGCCGCGATATCGGCAAAAAAATCAGCTTTCATCTTGGCGATCTGCTCAGACAGCGCCTTGGCCTTGGCGGTAATTTCCAGCACCAAGCTATCGCGCGCCAGGTCGATGGGGCGGATCATGGCCACAGGCACCAGGTGGCCACGGGCGTCCATTTTGTAGCCGTCAGGGATAGTTGTTTGGGTCATATTGGCTTTCAGTGATAGTTAAACTAATGGTTGGTTGATGGCTGTGTCGCTGGCAGCGGTCAGCAGGCACTTGCCGTGTGAGCAAAATTCGATAGAGCCACAGCACTGCGATCTACGGTGAGTGCGTTCAGTCTCTGTGAACTGCGGATCGTCGCAATACAGCGGGACGATCCGCCAGAATGGGTATTGACCGGGTGGGTTCAGTGCAGCCAATTCGATCTCTGCCTCGGCACGGCTAAAAACCGTTGTGATCGCATTGGTGATCGAACCGATGGACAGCGCAAACGCAACAGGCGATCTATTTGCCTGTTGCTGCGCGCTGGCGCCAGCGGCCCAGCCCAGCACCAGAATAATCAGAGTCAGGATGGCAAATACTCCTGCAGAGCTAGCCTCGCCGGTCGAGTGCCACAGGCTGCCAGTGACGATTCCGATAATGGACGCCGCCACGCCGATGTAGAGGTAAGTAGTCTTCACTAATGCTCTCCTGGTTAGACGTCACGGCGGTCGGCATGCTTGAAGGCATGCAGATCGCATACAAGACGGGTGGTGACGCGGATCAGCAGCTGGACGCAGCGCCGGCCGGTCTTTTCGATGTACTCGCCCTTGGCGCCCATGCGATCACCTGCCTCATAGGCGTGGTGCTGGCAGTTCTTGCAAGCCGGCATGACAGGGGGCTTGTCCGACTGCCTGATGTTGACTGCTTGCGCGGCCGCTTTGCGCTCGGCATTCATCATTGGCCACCCTGCAGTGCATCGAGCTTTTCCAACAATGCGCGCTTGCAGCGGGCGTTGTATTGGCTGCGTGCTGCGAACTGGCGCTGTGCATGCATACGGCAGTCGACGGCAAACGTCATCTCAGCAACCGTGCGGCGCTGACGGCTGTCGATCATGGCCAGGCGCATCTTGACGACGGCCACGCGGATTTTATGCAACAGGAATTTCATCTTGCGATCTCCTTCATTGGTTTATGACTGCAGGTTTGACAGGTGGTCCATTGCGCCAGTCGCGCGCCGCCGCCAAATGGCTCCGGCGCCAGCGCTTTGCGCTGACATACGTCCGGGGTGATCTCCTGCCCCGTGTGAGGGCAAAGGCGTCGGTCGTAATACAGAGTGATTTTTGCCTCGATCTGGTCGACGCCCTCCAGGTCGTCGTTCAGATAACGCGACAAGTAAGGGCGAGAGATTCCCATCGCGGCGGCCGCCGCCGCGATGGTGGTGGCGTCGGCCGCCGCTTGCGCAAGCGCGAGGATGCGAGGGTTACGCATCGCTGATTTCCTTCACAATCGGGTAGCACGTCCTCTTGTTCGGGTCATAGACCTCGTTGGTCGCTGCGCGCCACACTGGCGCCAGGCGCCCGTTATTGATAACGAGCCTGTAACGCAGGAATCCTGGGCTGGTAAGAGCGACGCCGGGCACCAGCTTCTTGTCAACGTTGAGGATGCCGCAGCCTGCCAGCGCTTTTAACCACTTGCGCAAGTTGCTCTTGGCATCCCTTTCGCTGCCGTTCGCCACCACGTCCAGCAGATCGGCCAGGGTGAACACTTCGCGGCGACGGATCACCCACCAAGCGCGCTGACGCAATCCACATGAGGCCGTGCGTTTGCGCCTGTTGAGCGGCACTGATGCGACATCTGGCGGATTGATCATCGTCATTTATTGGACTCCCTTTTTCAGGGCTTTCATGGCGTCTTCGCACAGGCTGATACCCTTCACATCGGTACCGGCCAGGCTGGTCTTACTCAGCTTCGCCCCGATCAGTTCCAGCGTGCGACCGGCGTTGGCCATCAAGCGGTAGCGGCCACGCGACTGTTCAAAGACCTGTTTGACGACAGCCTCGTCCACCGTCACCTCGCACAGCTCAGTCAGGTAAGCAGCGCAGTCGTCCATGCTGGCCGGCAGCAGCACGGGTGCATCCGATATGCGCGTGGCGATGTGTGCCAGACGGTCTTCGGCAAAACGGAACCGCTCACTGGTGTGGCACACCAGCACCAGGATCACGCCGGCTTGCTCAGCGATGCGGCGCAGATACTCAATGCACTCGGCCTTGTTCGCCAGCCCGTGCTGGGCTTCATCTAGGATGATCGGCTGGCCAGTGCGTTTGAAGTGGGCAACCATGGCCTTGTATTCGGCGAACTTGGCACCGGCCGGCACGCCGGTCTGGTCGGCCAAGTAGTCGCGCACGAATGTGATGCTCATGCCGGGCATGCCTTCCAGGTAGATGGCATCACGGGCGGCAGCCCAGTTGTCCACCGTGGTACTTTTGCCAGTGCCTGGCGCGCCGGTCAGCAGCAGGATGCACGCCTCCGGGCTGCCCCGGTTTTCGACGGCAGAAATACCGGCTGCAAAGCGTTGATGGTTGGCGGTTTTAACGTAATGGCGTTTCATGTATCATCCTTCTGGTTGTAATGAGTCGTAGTTCTATGTTGTTGCTTTGCCGCTGCCGCGTAGCTGTAACTACGCGGCAGCACTTTCTTTCCCCGCCTTGCCTTCTTCCTCTGTCTCCCCGTGTAACCACCTGTTTGTCTCCTCACGGCTCCACACGCGCTCTTGCGTTGCTGCAGCTGCCGGCATGAAGTCGGCCGCAGTCAACATGGCCGGTGCTACCGGGCGCGCCTCGACGTCGACAAAATCGGCTATCGACTTCATGCGTGGTTCGTCGACCAGGGCGCCTTCGTTCTCGATGACCAAGCCGCCAATGCGAGTGCGAACCGCTTCGGCTTTCTTCTCCAGGCGCTTGATAACCTGCAGCGCGCGCTTCTCTTCGCCGGCTTCAAAGGCGGTTTGTGAGCGATAAGCGCTTTCGTAGGTGCGCTGGGCTTCGCAGATGATTTCGCCATCCAGGGTCTTGACCCATACCCGCGTATCGTCCCTGTCGCTGAATGCGACCACGACCTGCTTGCCTTCCCAGTCGGCCAGCACCTTGTCGTGGAAAACCATCTTTCCGTAGGGGCTGACGCGCTGGCGCACCACTTTCTTTTGTACGTGCTGCCAGAACATGTCGACTAAGTGCGCCTCGTCGACCATCACCGGCTTCCAGCCCTCGGCACGATGAGCGGCCAGCGCCTCGGCCGGGCTTTGGTGGCGCATTTTTCCCGTGCCAGGGTCGCGCATCTTCGGCAGGCTGGTGTGCGGCCGGTTGTTGAATGCCATGCGCTTTTCATCCAGCCATTCGACCGCCTCGGCATAGCTGCCAAACACGCGGCCCTTGCCCATGCGCTCCGTCTCCAGCTTCAACTTGGCGTATTCCGCCGTCTCGCCGCGTCCGGCTGCTGCCACCATTTTTCCCGTCAGTTTTTTGACACGCTTTAACGCGAGGCTGTCCATGTCCTTGGCCTGGTAGGTCGCCAGTTCCCGGCTGCAGCGGTCCAGGTACTTATTGAAGTTCTCGGCGATGCCGTTGGCCTGGCTGTTGCCGACTTCCTGCGGGTGGACAATCGTGAAGCCGGCGCGGTCGGCCAGGGAGGTGGCCGGGTTCGTCTTAAGCCGTTCGCTTTTCTTCACGATGGCCGTGCTGTCCGTCTGCAGAATCACTGGCACGCCGTAGCACCGCACCGTGTTTTCGATGCAGGCGGCGATCACGTCAAAATTCTCCGTGTAGCCCAGGCCGAACGGCGGTACAAAGCGAGTAGCTACGTCATGCGCATGCCACACCTCATAGGTGACGAATTCCCCGGTTACCTTGTGTGGCGCCGTAAAGTGGGTATTCCAGCCGTCAGCGTGGATTTCATCCCACGGCCGCATGCCGGCGCTGGTGCGGTTCGTGTAGTGCATATGGGCGCGCAAAGCGGACCCGTTGTGGCGTCCCTTGAGCAGCTCCAAGGCGCTGAATTTCTCATTCAGGAAGTAGCCCACTGCGCGCTTGGTCGGTACGTCAGTTCCCCAGGCAGGATTCCACTGGCGTGCGATCTCCTCGGCAATCCAGACCAGCATCGATCCCTGCGGTCGCTGCTTGAGAGCCACGGCCAAGGCGTGCCACGGCTTGACACTCATGTCCTTTTGAATTTTCAGTGGCGTAGCGCGGCCACGCTCCTTCTTCTCAGCTACCCAGTTGTAATAGGTCTTGGCACTCAACTTGTTGGCGGCGCGTGGCTTGTCCCAGGCGCGCTCATAAGCCCACAGCATAGGCCCGGTCAAGGTACCGGCTGCCTTGGCGTCGTTCAGCCATGCAAGTGCCGCCTTAGTCGATCCCTGATAGCCGTCGACAAACTGGAAAATGCGATCACGGGCGCGCTCAACCTCCAGCTGGTGCGTGGTCAAGCTATGCGGGTCGATGGCGACGGCTGACGCGCGCGGCGCAGGTACCGACGATTTTTCGGCTGGCGGCGCCAGTTTGACGCTGCCCATCGCATGGATATGCACGGCATTCGCTACATCCGTCGGCAAGCTACACAGCGGGTAGAAGCGTTTCTTGCCCCCTTTTACTGTTACCTCGTCAAAAATCCAGGATTCACGAGCCGCCCGTAATTCGACACCACGTTTGCCAATACCCAACGCGGTAGCTATTTCAGCGAGTGCGCTTGTGGACACGTGGTTCATTCGGCCTCACCTCCGAAAAGCGGCAGGTCGGGCTGGGTGCAGCGCTCCACATTGGCCCGGTGCCAGCCAATTTCGCCCATCAACACCGTAAGTGCTGCCGTGGTTTCTTCACCGTCCGTACCGTGGGCGTTGAAGTCGATCAACATGCTAGTTGTCTCCGAGAAATGCTTTTGGAGCTGCATTACGTCGGTCTGCGTCAATTTGCGACCGGATGGCATCTCAACTGCCAGCAGATGAGCCTGAGCGCAAAGGTATTCAGTGACATACGTCACCCCGCAAGCGGCCTCAAAAGGAGCAACCATATTGATCGGCATCCGGGCTTCGCCGAGCCACTTATATAAGGTGTCCAGCTTCGCACCCATCAGGTCTGCAATACGCTTCGCGCCCCGGTTGTGCTTCTTCATGGCGAACTCCAGGCAGAGCTGGGTAGCCTCGCCGATACTGCTGGCGCGGCGCAAAGTGCGTCGTCCAATTCGTGTAGTCATTTTGGATATCCCTAAAAACACATCATCCAATCGCGCCGCTGGTGGTTCCGGCGCGGATATTCAACAATGAAGGCTCTAAAACACCCCTCAATAAACAAGGAGCAATACATGCCGAACTCTCATTTGCCGCCGCCTGATCATTCCGATGACGACTTGGGCTTTGACGAGGAAACAAGGCTCTATGCGTTAGAATCGGCGTTCATTGGCTTGGCAAAGGCCTTGATTGAATCTGGCGTCCTTCAAACCAGTCGACTGACTCATCATCTGCAAGCGCAGGCTGATGACTGTGATCGGCGAGGGATACGAGATTCGGCAGAACACATTGATCTGATTGCACAGTGCATCGACCGCGACGAGCTAACTCGCGTTCGGCCCGCAACTGTTGCGCGGCCAGGCACGGTGTAGTCGTCATGTTCAAGCGGCCATTGCCTGGCGCGCGTTGTGCAGGACCGGCTTCCCTGCGGCAGAACGTTTGCGCATTTCATCTGCCGAGCAGCAGATCGCGCGGATGCCGCGCAGCTTTGGTGTACCGTCAGCGTTGTAGCGGGTTGGCCAGATCGCGGCTGGTTGCAGGCCCAAGGCAGCGGCAATGCGCTTTTCGTTGGCAGGCATCGGGCGTACCAGGCACGCCGACAGGCTGGACGAACTGGTCAAGCCCGCATCAAGTGCAATGCGTGATAGCGTGGTGCCGCGCTTATGTAGTGCCGCCTTGATGTCTTCGGGGTGCCAGTCCTCTTGACTGGTTTTTTTTGGAGCGTGAATAGTCATGTTTTGCCTCTCTCTGTTGCGGTGTAAAACATCAGGATATTCCCGATTGGGAAGCATGTCAACTCCCGATAGGGAAGTATTTTCTTGTTCGCACTTCGCAGAGGCTGCAACTTCGACTTTTATTTAGGTTTATCTAATGATTTCAATCACTTACGCTAAGTGCGAACAAGGCTTTCAATTCGCACTTAAATTTCGCACTTCAGCCTTGGAAGTGCGAACCCATGCTTGATGACTTGAACACTCTTGCCGGTAGGTTTTCCTCGGTACGAAAACATATGGGGTTTAACCAAGAACTGTTCGCCAAACAGACGGGTATTCCTAAGTCGACAATTCAGAAATACGAGGGGGGACATCGGGAGCCTGGCTCAGATGCATTAGCGGCACTTTCCCGAATGGGAATTAACGTCAACTGGCTTCTGACCGGCGTTGGAGAAATGTTGCTAACGACGCCTACAGCAGCGCATGAACCATCTCAACCTTTGCCGAGAGCAAAAATCAATGAGGATGCTCTGATAGCGGCATTTGTTGGCATGATGCAGGTCGCTGCGCCAGGAGAGACGCCGAAGCAGACCGCAACCAAGGCTATTCAGTTCTACAACTACCTTCTCGATCAGGAGATGATCACGACGGATGGCATAGGCAAAGGCAAAATGGGGAACGCGGCCTGA